GTGTAAGTGTCCACCTAGTTCCATTTTCAAGCGTAAAACTAACTAATGAGTGATCACGATCCCTTTGACATTCGAGGTCAAGAGCGTGAGGCCGATGAAAGTAAATTGTCCTCCCGTCTTAATCGCGAATCCGAAGAGAGTGACATTAAGTGGCTTATGAGTAGTGCGAAGGGTCGTCGAATTATTTGGCGACTTTTAGACCGAGCGGGAGTGTTTCGACTTTCATTCAATACCAACGCGATGCAAATGGCATTTAGCGAAGGTAATCGAAATGAGGGTTTAAAGCTCTTAGGTCAGGTTCATTCGCTTAGTCCTGAGCTGTATCCCACCATGCTAAAGGAAAATTTAGATGGACGAAGTAGTAGAAAACACGACAACGGAAACACCAGCAGAAACCAATCAAGGTGAAATCGCAGAGTCGACGACTTTGCTCGAAGCCGCAGCCGAGCCAGCGCCTAGCGTTGAGGCAGCTGTCACTTCAAGTGAAGAGCAATCCAGTTCCGAGAAAGTTGGAGCACCTGAGAAGTATGACGAATTTGTTGCGCCGGAAGGAACCGAATTGGGTTCAGCGGTCATGACGGATTTTGAGTCAGCTGCTCGAGAGCTCAATCTATCCCAGGACGCTGCACAAACGATGTTGAACAAAGTGCTGCCATCGATGAAAGCCAGTTATGAGGGCCAAATCGAGACGGCAAAAACGACGTGGGCTGAAGCGAGTACCGCAGATAGCGAATTTGGTGGAGATCAACTTAACCAAAATGTCGCCACTGCCAAGAAAGCGCTCGACGCATACGGTTCAGATAATTTGCGCGGATTGTTAAACCAGACCGGGCTCGGTAACCATCCTGAAGTGATTCGGATGTTATGGAAAGTCGGTCAAACATTGAGTGAAGATGGTGTCGTTAATGGTGTTCCTGCTCCTGCAAAAGAGATGGATACGGCAAAACGACTATTTCCAAATCAAAACTAATTTGAAAGGTAAGACATGGCAGCTTTAAGCACAATTAATCCAACTCTCCTGGACGTGACCAAGCGTCTTGATCCCGATGGCAAGATCGACGCGATCGCAGAGATCCTCACACAAACCAACGAAGTCCTCGAGGACATGGCGTGGCAAGAAGGTAATTTGCCAACCGGTCACCGAACGACAATCCGTACCGGACTACCTACACCAACTTGGCGTAAATTGTACGGCGGCGTTCAAAGTACCAAGAGCACAACTGCCCAAATTACGGACAGTACCGGAATGATGGAAGCGTATGCGGAAGTTGATAAGGCATTAGCGGACTTGAACGGTAACTCAGCAGCATTCCGTTTGTCAGAGGACAGAGCACACATCGAGGGCATGAATCAGGAATTCTCTAGCACACTTTTTTATGGCAATGAGGGTACTGAGCCAGAGGCATTCACCGGGTTCGCACCACGATTTAATGACACCAGTGCAGCCAACGGTGAAAACATTGTGAGCGGCGGTGGTTCAGGGTCTGACAACAACTCCATTTGGCTAGTCGCCTGGGGGCCAAACACCTGTCACGGCATTTATCCAAAAGGTAGTCGCGGTGGTCTGTACATGGAAGACAAAGGGAACGTGACCATCGAAAACATAGACGGATCTAACGGACGGATGGAAGCCTACAGAACGCATTATCGATGGGATTGTGGCATCACAGTGCGCGATTGGCGTTACGTGGTTCGCATACCGAATGTGGATTTATCTGATCTAACTAAGAACGCATCAGCAGGCGCTGATTTGATTGATTTGATGACTCAGGGCATTGAGCAGCTACCAAGTTTGACACTCGGTAAGCCAGTCTTTTATGTCTCGAGAAAAATTAAATCATTCTTGAGACGCCAAATCATGAACAAAGTCGCCAACTCAACCCTCACGATGGATCAAGTCGCTGGGAAGATGGTCACGATGTTTGACGGTATCCCAGTGAAGCGTGTCGATGCATTGGCCGCAAACGAATCAGCCGTTTCTTAATTAGATTTTTTGCATAGGAGTTACACATGATTTTAGATGAAAGAACAGAAATTGCTGATGCAACTGCACTCAGCACATCCGGCACCGGGCGCGCGCTAATCGGCGACCAAATTGATTTGGGTTCAGCTGCCAGAGATGTTGGCGCTGGATCCCAGCTCTTTATGGTGATTCAAGTCGACACGACTGTGACCTCGGGTGGATCGGCAACGGTCGACTTTGAGATTGTCTCAGACGCGGCAGCCGCGATTGCAACTGACGGTTCAGCAACCAATCACGCCTCGACAGGTGCGATCGCCAAAGCCACTTTGGTGGCTGGTTACAAAACCGTGATTGCGCTACCGCAGGGCAACGACTATGAGCAGTTTTTAGGTGTAGTGGGTAACGTGGCAACTGCTGCGCTAACCGCAGGGAAAGTGAATATTTTCCTCACTCA